CGCCGGGTTCCGGCGGCTGCGCCGGGCCCGGTTGCCGCGCGCCGCGCCTTTTGCGGGCCGCCCCCATACTTCGCGCCAGCGTCAGGGGGCGCGCCCCGGCTCAGCCCCCGCCTGCGCTGCCCGCCTGGGGCGCAGGCTCCAGCGGCACTTCGTGCTCTTTTTCACACACCTGGCGGCCAAAGTTTTCGCATGCGCGGCTGCGGCAGAAAAACGCCTGCGCCAGCACAAGCCTGGTGGGCGTGGCGGGGCTTGTGTCCCCGCGCACGCGGTACGCCGCCTTCACGCGCATCTCCACCCCGCATTTCGGGCATTTCATGGGCATCCCTCCTTTCCGGCGCGCGGGCGGGCGCGGTGTGCCCCGCGCGCCCTGCGCCTCCGTTTTTCCCTGGCAGAAAGGGCGGCCCCCCGCCTCTGCCCGCCGCACGGGCAGGCAGGGCGCGCCCTTCTTCGGGCAAAGGGCCGCCATCCCTTACGCCTGCCCCGCGCCTTTGGCCCCGGGCGCGGCGCCCAGGGCCGCCAGGGCCTGCATCAGCTGCGCGGCGTCCAGCCCGGCGCCGGGCGCTGTGCCCTGCGGCGGGGCGGCCATGCCTTCGGGCGCCGGGGCCGCGGCCTGTGCCGCACCGGCAAGGCCCGCCAGGCCCGTGCCCGGCGCACCCCCTGCGGCCGCCGCGTTTGCCGGCCCGCCCGCCGCCAGGCCCGGCAGGCCCTGCACAGCCCCGGCCTGCCCGCCGCCCGCCATGCCGGCGGCCTGCGCCTGCTCGGCCTGCGCGCGCTGGCGCAAAAGCTCGCTCACCTCGCCCGCGTGGGGGTAATCCAGCTTTGCCATCAGCGTCCAGTACAGCAGCATCGTCTGCGTCTGCCCCACCGGGCCAAAGGCCCCGCTTTGCAGCTTCATGTCCATCTGCTCCCACAGCACGCTGCGGTTGGAAGAAAGCGTGGCGCTGGGGTCTACGCTGAAGATGAACTCGTCGTCCCAGTAAAACTCGCCCGCGGCGTCGCGGCGCAAAAAATCCCACCGGTCAAAATGGGCAAAGGCCTCGCTGCCGTCCTGCGTTTTCACCGAATAGGGAATGGGCTCGTCTGCATACGCCAGCAGAAAGCGGAACATCAGCTCGTACAGCCGCGCAAAGGCGCTGTTTTTCTGTTCCCGCTTGGAAAGCAGGCGCCCGGCGCTTTGGTTTGCCGAAAACTGCTTGGCGCTGCCCGATGTGGCCGACGAATCGTATTTGCCCTGAAACGCGTCCGTAATGCCCAGCGTGCTTTTGGCGTAGTCGTAGCTGTCCACCAGCATCACGCGGTCTTTGGTGATGTCCGGCTGCACGTTCAACACGCTTACCAGCTCGCGCTGGGCGGGGTTTTTGATGCGCAGTATCTTGAATTCTTTGTCTGTCGTCTCAATGTCCAGCCCCTCGGGCAGCGTCACAAAGCTGCCGCCCTTCAGCACCTTTTCCTCCATTTTCGAGCCGCATTTTTTAATCACCTCCTGCTGGTCGCGTATCACGTCCACGTCGCTGCCGCCCAAAAACGAGGCATATTTGCTTACGTTGCGCCGCAGCACCAGCGGGTAGCGGTTCGGCTTATAGCGCGCCACCTTCACCGGCGCGGCCACGCTTTGCACAAGGGGCTGGCCCGTGGCCTCGTCCAGCATGGGCATGCCGTCCGCGCCCAGCACGGCGCGCTGCTCTTCGCGGGCAAAGGGCTGCACCTGCCCGCCGCCCGGCAGCGTCAGGGCGCGCGGCACCTCCAGCTCGTCCTGCGCCTCATCGCGCCATTTTTTCGCGCCGCACACGCCGCACACCTCGCCCGCCCTGGGCGCGCCGCACACGGCGCACACCTTCAGGTGCAGGGCCTGGTAATCCTCATAATCGGCCAGCACCTTGTCCTCCACCCAGCTGAACAGGCCAATGCCGCCCGCCTTGTTGCGAAAATAGGCAATGTTCTGCGTCACCAGCTCTTCCTGCGGGGCGGCGCCCTCGCCGCGTATCTCCGGCTGGGCCTCGCCCTCGGCGGCCACGTCCACGCCGTATTTGCGGCGGATGGCCTGCTTTGTCTGGCACGCCTGCACAAAGATGTAATCCATCTGCTCAATTTCATACACCCCCGGCTGCGGTATCACCTGCCTGGGGTGGCGGTCTGTCACGGCCACGTCGCCCAGCGCGCAGTGGCAGCCCGCCTCGTTGTCCCAATCCACCTGCCACAGCGCGCCGCCCTGGGTGGGGGCCGTGCGCTCCTGAATGTCGTTTTTCTCCGTCAGGTGCAGCCGCTGCACCTCGTGGCGCAAAAGCGCCTCAATGCCGCGCGCCAGCGCCTCGTCCTCGGGGTGAATGGCCTCTACCCGCGGCATGGGGATGGTGGGGTCCACCTGGCTTTCCAGCAGCTCGTACACAATGTTGCGCACGTTTGTGGCCTTGCGCGGCGCCAGCGCGCCGCTGTGCGCGTGCACGTCCGCCGTGCCCTCATAGTAGGCCGTGCGCATGTCCATGTTGTTCAGCTCGTCCGCATACGCGGCGCGCGCCTTGCGCAGCTTGTCCTGCCACCAGGCCAGCTTTTTGTTCTTTTTGAACATCGTCTTGTTCTCCTTTCTTCTGCGGCGCGCGGCGCCGCGCGGGTGTTGTGCGGGGCCCGGCACACCCGGGCCCGCGTTTGCCAAAATGCCGGTTTCACCGCCCCAGGGCCAGGCGGCCGCAAACGCCCTTTGCCCTGCCGCAGGATAGGGGCACAGGCCGCTGCGGTTTTTGCTTTGCATAAGTGTAGATGTTTCAGGTTTCTCTTTCGAGTGAAAGCGTCCCACTTTCTTGTGCGCCAAGAAAGTGGCAAAGAAGCGCCGGGGCCTTCCGTTCCGCTAAAAAACACAAATTCCAACGCCAACAACTGGCGAATTTGTGTTTTTTTAACGCGTCACTCCGATGGCCCCGGAACCCAGCCTGCGGCCCAAGAGCCGGGCTTGCGCCCGGTTGGCCTCGGCACGCGCCTGCGGGCGCAGAACGGCAAACGAGGTGGCGTTTTCCGTCGCGCGCGAAACAGTAAGAATGACATTCGCGCGCTCACACGCTGCGCGTGTGCCGGAAAACTGGATTTGGAATAGGGCGGCCAACCACGCGCCTGCCGTTGCAGGGAAATTATTTCTGCGCAGCGCCTTTCCGCACGCACGCGGTGCGAAATGCTGGCCTGTGTGCGGGCCTGAAACCCCATCGCGCCCGGCGCGATTCCCAATATCATTTTTCGACGCATCCGTAGGATGCGAGCACACGAATGTCATTCTTATTGTTTCGTGTGCGTTCGAAAAATGCCACAGCTTCGCCGTTCTGCGCCCGCAGGCGCGTGCCGAGGCCAACCGGGCGCAAGCCCGGCTCTTGGGCCGCAGGCTGGGGCCCGGGGGGAATCGGAGCGAGCCGTATGAAAAAATATGAATTCGCCAGTTGTTGGCGTTGGAATTCATATTTTTTAGGCGAGCGGAACCCCCCGGGTTCTTTGCTACTTTCTTAGCATAAGAAAGTAGGGCACTTTTCCCATAAAAAGAGGCCTCAATGTTCAGCGCCCGTTTTTCTTTCCGCACAAGCAAGCGGCGCGCTTTCCCCGGAAAGAAAGGCCCAAGCATTCAGCGCCTGCAGAAAACGCCTTTCACATTCCCGGGGGCCTTTGCGCCCACTGCCTCAAAACGGGCTGCCGTATTTTTCCACCAGGTAGGCCTTGCCCTGCGGCGGCGCGTTTTCGTAATCTTCCCACACGTCCGCCTCCCAGTGCACGCGCGGCGCGCTGTGCACGGCGGGCGGCCCGGCGGCCCACCACACGCAGAAATAGCGCAGGCTGTCCACGTCGTGCGTCAGGGCGTGCGGCTCTTTCGCATATACGTCGGGGCGCTGCTCGTCCTTTTGTATCTTCTGCAAACAGCGCCACAAATTCGGCGCCGCCCGGCGCAGAAAGCGCAGCCGCGGCCCGCTCTCGCCCGGGCGCAGCCATTCCTTCATGGCCGCGCACCCGGCGGCAAAATCGCTGGAGGCGCGCGTCAGCTCCACCCCGTTCTGGCTGAACAGCGCCGCCCGGCTTCTGCCCGTCACCTGCTCGCGGCTCCAAAGGTCCGGCGGGGCCAGAAAGGCCGCAATGTCCTCGCCCTGCGAAAGCGCCAGCAGCGTGGCCGCCGCCTCGCCAATGGTTTTGTTCGGCGCGTCGTATTCGCGGTAAATCAGCGCCCGGCCATCGCTGTCCACCGCAACCCAGTGGGCCGAAAACATGTCCAGCCCATAGTCGATGGCCACATACCGCCGGGCGTTTTCCGGCACGCTGCGCCCCTCGCAGATGTGCGTTTCGGCGCGCACCTCGGGAAACATGGCCCCGCCCGGCACGCTCAGCGCCTCTTCCACGCTGGCGGGGTATTCCTGCAGGGTTTTTTCCTCGCCCAGCGCGCCCAGCGTGCGGGCATACCAGGCCTGGTTGCGCGCAGGGTCTGCCTGCCAGGGCAGGAATATTTTGTGAAAGCCGTTATCCGGGTTTGTAAAAATCTCTTCAAACAGCGTGCCCAGCCGGATGGTGGAAAGGCCAATCACCCGCCCGCCGCCCGGGCGGTTCACCACCGGGAAAATAGAGGCCCATATCTCCTCGGCATACTGCTGAAAGGCCCATTCGTCCAAAATGACAAGGTCTGCCGTAAAGCCGCGCGCCGCGCCCGGGCTGGATAAAAAGGCCTTCAGCACGCTTTCGGGCCCGTGGGCAAAGCGCACATGCACGCTGAGGCATGTGTGGCGAAACACCGGCCCCTGCCAGCCGGGCGGGGCCTTTTTCTCTTCGCAAATCAGCTCCGGCATGTGCCGCAATATCACCACCATGCGGCGCACAAGCTCTTTGGCCTCTTCCTCCGCGCGGGAAAAGCACACCACCGTGCGCCCCGAAAACAGCGCCACCGTCCACGCCGCCACCGAAAGCGCCAGCCAGGTGATGCCCAGCTGGCGCGCCTTTAAAATAACGTTCAGCCTGTGCGCGTGCAGCTGGCGCAGGGCGTCCTCCTGCATGGGCCACAGCCGGAAGGGCTGCACCAGCTCGGCGGCGTCCTTATCCTCAATGTGCACAAAGTTTTTGGTGAAAAACACAGGGTCCTGCCTGCACAGGGCCACCGTCTTTTCCCGCAGCTCGTGCGGCGTCATGCCCATGCCTCCTTTCCGTGTGGTTTGCCGCGCGGTTGGCCGCGCCCCGGGCGCAAAGCGCCAAAGGCGCCTTGGCCTGTTGCAAAGAAAAACCAGCCTTTTTCAAACCTGCCGCATCCGGCGTGTTGTAAAAAACAGGCGTTCAGCGCCTGCAAAAAGAAGCCCCATCCGCGGCCTGTGCCCCTTTTTTCCCTCCAAAGGCAGGGCCCCTTTTTCCAAAAAAGAACCGCGCCTAAAGTCAGCGGCTTTGCCTGAAACGAAAGCCAAACCGCCCGCCGCGCCCTTCTTTGCCTTGGGGGCCCGCCGCTGTCCTGCGGCTCAAAAAATCATCCATTCGGTGACTTTTCGGGCAAAAAAATTTCCGCCTGCGCCGCCGCGCCCGCTGCCTTTGGCTGTGCGCCGGCCCCGCCGCTTTGGGCCGCCCGGCCGCCGGGCGCCCTGGCGCGCCGCCTGCCCGCCGCGCTTTGCTTTGTGCCCGCCAGCGTCTCCAGCGCGCCCGCCGCGTCCAGCTTTCGCAAAAGGGCAAGGTCGTTTTCCGAAAGGGCGGCGGCAGGCGGCGCGGCGGCCTTGTCTGTGGGCTTGTCCCCCGCCGAATCCCGCACAAAGGCCGCGGCGCTGGTGTCGCCCTTCATGGCTTTGGCAATTTGCGTCAGCACCACGGCCTCGTACAGGTCCAGCTGCGTGCCGCGCGCCTGCGCCAGCAAAAGCGCCTTTTCCTCCAGCGCGCTTTCCGGCGCGGGCATGCACAGCAGCGCGTTCAAAATGTCGTGCATCGTCTTTTTCTTTTTGTTTTGCCCCTGCCCGGCCATGCCGCGCCCTCCCCTTTTGGTTCCGGGCCCACACGGCCCTGTTTTCCGAGTATAAGCATACCACACCGAAACCGGACATTCCGGACATTCCGGACACTTGTGGCTTTCCCTGCCCTTCCTGCCTGCAATAGGCCCGCCGCACTGCGCGCACCGCGCAAAACGGCACAAAAAACGGCGCAGCACCTCTTTTTTCTCTTTTGCCGCGCGTGCACTTTTCTCCCGCGAAGAAAAGCAGCGCCGTTTGCTGCGTTTGCGTCACGCTGTGCCGTGCCCATGCCCCGCCCGGTTGCACGCAAAGTTAGCAAAATGGGGCGCGGCGGCGCAAAGAAAACCGTGCCTTGTGCCGCGGGAGGGCAGAAAACGCATGCCCCTTCCCGCAGGGGCGTCAAAATTGGCCCGGGCACAAAGCGCAAGGGTACAAAAAAGCCCCGGCTTCCAAAAGGCACGGTAGCGCAAGAAAACAAGGCCTTAAAAAGGCCGCTTTTGCGCGGCTGCGTCGTCAAAGCGCCTTGACAACCACAAAGGTGCCTGCGGCGCTTTTCCTGCCATCAAAATCGCCCGTCTTTCTGTGCCGAGCAGTTCTGTCCCTCGAAGCGGCCAAGACCCCACCGGGGCCCAGCCTGTGCCCCAGGATTTTGGATGAAGAAAGCAAGAACAGGGGCGGGGCAAGCCCTGGTGGCTTGCCCCGCCCCTATAAACGTTTGATGCACCAAACCCCTGCGGCAGAACCATCGTTTTCTTACGCCGCCGCGCCTAAAGCCGGGGCTTTTTATTTATTGGGTTGCCGCTCATCGGTGCATGGCATGCCATGTTCTCACACACCGGTTTTGGGGTTTTGCTTTTGCGTGCCGCCCGTGTTCTGCGCGGGTTTTTCTTTGTCCGGCAATTTTTGGGCCTTGGTGGCAAAATATGCCTTGTCCTGCACCTGTGCCGTCACGTCTGTCTGGGTGCCGGGTGCAAACGGGCTGCCGGAAAGCGCCTTGGCCGCCGCTTCGTTTTCGCCCGCCTTTGCCTCAATGTTCCAGCCCGCTGCGGGCGAAATGATAAGGCTGCTGTCTACGCCCGCGCCGGTGCTGGTGCCACTGCCCCCCTGGGCTGTCACCTGCCCGCCGGAAAGTGCGGCCGCAACGCTGATGTCGCATTGGGTGCTTGTTCCGCCGGCGCCAATGCCTGCGCCGCCTGCATCTGTGCCTGTGCCGCCTGTGGCTGTCACCTGCCCGCCGGAAAGTGTGGCCGCAATGCTGATGTCGCATCGGGTGCTTGTTCCGCCGGCGCCAATGCCTGCGCCGCCTGCCTCTGTGCCTGTGCCGCCTGTGGCTGTCACCTGCCCGCCGGAAAGTGTGGCCGTGAAGTTGACGCTGCCTGCTCTATTCTCTCCGCCTGTGCCAATGCCCGCGCCGCCTTTCTCTGTGCCTGCGCCACCTTCCTCTGCGCCTGCGCCGCCCGTGGCCACCACCACGCCATCGGAAATTGTCAACGTAAAGCGAACGTCTCCGTAGTTTCCCCCACCGATGCCGATGCCTGCGCCACACGCAACTGTGCCTGCGCCGCCTGTGGCTGTCACCTGCCCGCCGGCCAGTGTAACCGTGAGTTCGATGATGTCGCCTTCCTGAAGGCCGCCGGTGCCGATGCCTGCGCCGCCATAGTAGGCCGATTCGGCGGCTGTGCCGCCGGTGGCTGTCACGGTGCCGCCATACACAGCCACCGTGCCTGTGCCGCCGCCAATGCCCGCGCCGGACATGTTTCCCTCTGTGCTGCCGCCCGTGGCATTCACCACGCCGCCATACACCGTCACAGTGCCTGTGCCGCCTATTCCTATATCGGCGCTGCCGCCGCCAATGCCCGCGGCACGGTTGCCGCCCACGGCTGTCACCTTACCGCCATACACTGTCACCACGCCGCCGTTCCCAAGGGCGTATTCTCCCGGCCCTCTATCGCTGCCGCCGGCGCCAATGCCCGCGGCATAATTACCGCCCGTGGCATTCACCACGCCGCCATACACCGTCACTTTACCGCCGCTGCCCAACAGGCCGCCGCCGATACCTGCGCTGTATTCAGCGCCCGTGGCTGTCACCTTGCCGCCTATGATCGTCATCTCGCCGCCCGTGCCAAACTGTCCGCCGCCAATGCCCGCTTCATCGGAATCTGTTGCAGCCTTCGCCTCAAGGCTGCCCATCTCGCTTTCCTCTGTGCTTTGTGCATACACGGTGAAGCTGTTGCCTTCGCCCACTTCGATGCCGCCGTTTACGGTGAAGGTTGCGCCGTTTGCCAGAATCAGATGTACATTGCCCGTTACCGTGATGCGGCCATGCACGGTAACATCGCCCTCGGCCACGTACCACATCTCTTCGGTTTCCATACCCCAGTCAAAGCCATTTGCCAGTGCGGGCAGGGCCATGTGAGTTTTCGCGGTTCCCTCCCTGTCCAGATACCGGGCCTCTTTCAACTCCACCCAGACGCCGCCACCCGTGGCTGCAGCACCGGTGTATGTGCCGGCCTGATATACAATGCCCGTGTTTTCCAGCGCACCTGCATTGTTCAGCGCACCCATAATGCTCATCGTGCCCTGGTTTGTAAACGTGACGCCTGCGGGAATAACCAGCGTTCCGCCTGCCGGCACGCTCAGTATGTTGTTTGCCGGGTTTGTAAAGTTCCAGTCAAGCTGCACGTTGCCGTACACACAGCCCTTGCTGCCCTCATACACCATGCCCTGCCACGTGCCGTTTGCTTTACCGGTCTGGTCGCTAATGGAAGTGGCCCACACCACGGTGCCGGCGCCGGAAACAGAAAAGCTGCCGCCGGTGCCGGAATCGCCGGTGCCAATGCCCGCGCTGTTCTTACCGCCCGTGGCAGTCACCTTGCCGCCCGTGATCATCACACTGCCACCCGCGCCATTGTATCCGCCGCCAATGCCCGCACCGGGGCCGATGCTAGTCATACTGCCCGTGGCATTCACCACGCCGCCCGAAATCTTTATGCTGCCGCCGGCGCCATTGGATCCGCCGCCAATGCCCGCGCTGCCATAGACGTTGTTGCCACCCGTGGCTGTCACTTTGCCGCCCGTGATCGTCACTTCGCCGCCCGTGCCAAGCTCTCCGCCGCCAATGCCCGCGCCGGAATAAGTACTGTAGCCGGCAGAAGCGCCGCCGGTGGCATTTACCACGCCGCCGGTAATTTTTATGGTTCCGCCCGTCTGGGCGGCTTCGCCGCCCGCGCCGCCGCCAATGCCCGCGCTGCCCTCAGCGCCCGTGGCAGTCACTTTGCCGCCATGGATGGTGATGCTTCCCGCGGTGCCGCCGGCGCCGGTATACCTGGAATCTTCTCCCAGGGGCGCGTTATTCCCGCCGATGCCCGCGCCGTCGCCTTTTTTCCTGGCCGTGGCCGTAAGGCTGCCCATTTCGCTTTCCTCTGTGCTTTGCGCATACACGGTGAAGCTGTTGCCTTCGCCCACTTCAATGCCGCCGTTCACGGTGAGGGCTGCGCTGTTTGCCAAAATCAGGTGCACATCGCCCGTCACCTTCACACGGTTTTCAATGGTAACCGTGCCATTTGCCACATACCATGTCTCACCGCCCGCCGTGCCCCATATGGTGTCGCCTTGCTGCACCGGGGCCGCGTTTTCCTGCGTGTACATCTGGCCGTCTTCGCCCAGATACTGCGCGCTGTCTGCAAACGCCGCCGGCATCCACACCAGCGCCGCAAATGCCACAAGCGTTGCGCACACCGCCTTTTTGCTCCATACCGTTCTCATACGCCACACGCCTCCTTCTCCGCAGGCCCATGCAGCAAGCACCCTTCTTCGGCTTTGGCCCAAGAAGGCACAAGGGGCTTTTTCTGCGGTGTGCCCGCCGCGCAACGCACCGCGGGCGTAATGATGTTATTTCTATTGTATCACAACGCTGCCGCCTTTTTCTACTGCCCGTTTTGGGGTGCAAAACGGGCATATGCCGCGCGCCCATTTTGCCCGGCGCGCCGCGCAAAGCGAAAAAAACGGCGAATTATCATTGTTTTTCTTCATTTCCGCATCGTGCGCATTTTTTCGCGAACGCGAACAGTGGTTTTCGCGGTGTGTTTCGTTCGCGCCTAGCCCTGCCGCGCCATTGGCGCGCCGCTGTTTGCACACAAAACGCCCGTCTTTTGCCGGGGTGGCGTAAAGAAAACAGCGCCTTGTGCCGCGGCGTCAAAAACTGCCCTGCCCCACGCAGGCATCGCAAGGGCAAAACGCCCCCGGCGCAAAGCGCAAGGGCGCAAAAGGGCCCCGGTTCCAAAAGCCGGGATGACGCAAGAAAACAGTGCCGGAAAACGGGCGTTTGTGCGGCATTGCGGCGTCAAAGCGCCTTGACAACCACAAAGGGTGCCTGCGGCGCTTTTACTGCCATCAAAATCGCTTGTCTCCCGGCGCGGAGCAGTTCTGCCCAGCGAAGCGGCCAGGGCCCCGGTGAGGTCTTGGCCAGGCTGGGCGGCCTGCGAAGCAGAGCGTGCGCATCCTTGACGCGCCCGCAGCCTGTGCCCCGGGATTTTGGATGAAGAAAGCGAGAACAGGGGCGGATTGGCGGGAGGCGAGTTAATCGCCCGCCCACCGCCACA